TAACTGCTGACGATACTGCCTTTTTGATGAATAATTCGACCATGATTTTACCTCACGACACCAATAGATGAAGTGCTTAACTCCGCGCTCGGAATTTTTCTTCCGCCGTTGTCTGAGATGTTCCCAAAGTTTAGAGTTTGATACCACCGCGAGACATTTTATAAGTGCGAAGTCTTTTACCACGGCCGCGTCCGCTCTTGCGGGAAGACCGTTTTCCATAACGTTTTCTCATAGCATTTTCATTAAGAGTAATTGAATAAATGTAAGGATGTGTTGAGGCGTGATTTCCGCATCAGTCATAAACTTTTTCTGAACTTCCAAAATATCATTCTGGAATTCCTTTGATTTCAAGATAGCGGCTTTTATAGCCTGATCCTGACTCGCTAAATCGTAGCGTTTGTAGAGCATTTGGAGTTCTAACTCCATTTTGTGATAACCATTTGAGTACTCAACACTTTCTCCGTCTCCAAGTTTGAAGCGAGCTTCTTGAGCTTTGATAGCTGCCTCAGAGGCTTTGATTTGAGCGGACGAACGCATAGAGTCGACCAAGGATGTGAGATAACTATCATCCATTAAAGGGTTTCGTTTTGCGACCTGCTGTTGAATTTTATTCAATTCAGTAGCGGCAAGAGCCTGAAGGGTTTTAGCGTTGTTAGCCTGCACCTGAGAATCGACCATTTTTGTTTGATTGATTAACGGTATGGCTTGCACTGCTTTCGACCAATCGACAGGTTGACGTTGTTCAGCTTGCTGAGGTGAACTTTGATTCCCGGCATTTCCTTGACCGTAGATAAGGTTAGGATTTAAACCAGCATCTTGAAAACGAAGCATTTGGTTTTGAGGAGTGTTATACTCATTCTGTTTGTCCTGAAACTTTGTGTTCAGTTCATTCTGACGGTCAGCAATTTTTTTGTTCTGACGGTTTTGAATGATTTGAGACGCGATACCGGCGACAGCAGCAATAGCAGGAACTACCCATGCTTTGAACACGACCAAAGTCGGTTCAGTTTGACTGAGGATTTCCAACACCATTGACATTTTTTTTAAGTTCCTCGTAAGCCTGGTGAACATCATAGGCTATGTCACCAAGTGTACTGATCATGTGTGGATTGGCAACGATCATTCCGATCGTATGAAAGGAAGCTTTTACATCTGACGCCAAATGCTCCTTTGGAATGTTAGGAACTGTTTCGCTGAGTGCCTTACTGAGTGCATTTAGAACACCTTCATGTTCTACTACCAGATGGCAGATTACACGAGCAGTCTTGAGATCTCGCTCGATTAATTTTGACGCCTGATGGGCGTTCATATGTTCCGCTCCTTGAGCGGGTGACACAGTTTTTGGATTTTCCATAATACAATGATATTCAAACTGGTGTCACTTAGCAAAGTAAATCAAGTATTTAACTTTGCTTTTTTTGATTCAGAATTTTCTGAATCATTTTTTGAAATAAAAAGTATTTTATTTCGTGTCTCATGCCTTCAAGCTGCCTCGTCGGCTCTTCCCGGCTCCCTTGTCGCAGGCTCCTTAGTCGCGGGGTGTGTCGCTCCTCGTTGCATTGGCATTTCGACTTGGCCACCCTCCGTTTTAGCGTGTGGGTGTGCCATACGGACGATGGTCCGTTTAGTAATAGTGAAGGCCTCCCATTGGGGAAGCCTTCTATTTTTTGCGGCTGACGCCGCTTGGGTGTGTGTTTGGGTGTGTTGGCGCTGCCGCTGCAGCTCCGTCTCGCGCAAACCCGTTGCGCACGCTATGGCGCCTGAGTACCGCTGTTTAGCGTTTGAAGTGTAGTTGCTTTTTGAGCATCTATTTGTTTTTGAAGTTCAGCGTCAATACGAGCTTTATGCTGATCCTCCATACGCTTTTTAGCAGATTTGATTTTTTCACGAATTTCTTGAGCGCGCTCATGATGATAAGTGAAGTCCTCCGTCTGTTGTTTTTCCAGATCACCCATGTCTGTGCGAAAGATACCTTCGCGCTCTACCGGCAAGGATTCCCTACGTGTAAAGCGTTGAATGATTTCTTGTAACGACATAGCCTGGTTAGGAACGACATGCTTTTTAGCATCTTTATAACTCTGTCCGGTAACCTTGACCGGACGATATAATGTTAATTCCATCATAACTAAATAATTTAAGAGAAACCAAGTGTATTCGGCATTCCGAAATAAGGTAACGCTCTGACTACTGACAGCTTGTTATGGCAGTACAACCAGAAATTATCACCTTCTCCATCGACAATAAAGATACGATCCTGTGTAGTAGAATCGAAGTTAACGAACTCCGAACCAAGTTCGGGAGACGTAGCGAATTCACGAGTAAGAGTCCAGAAAAGCAGAGTATCATGGAATTCACCATGATTTGTATTTGGAATAAATTTCCAATCTGCGTAACGGGATTGATACCCAAAGAGTGGCAGCGTGCCGTCTGCTTCTTCCGTTAGATTAGCACCTGAAGCGAAGAGTTCTGCTTTCTCAACAATCTGTTCACCAAGTTTGGCGAAAGTTGGCCATGGATAATCTAAGAATGAGCGTCTACGGAACATACGAGGTAAACCCTGATGATAAGAAGGCGGATTCATGATGGATGCAATACCCATTATAAAACCATGCTCCTGACAATAGTAACTAAACCGATTGGTATTGCCATAGGTAACACCATGGCCCTGCATGTTAGCGGCAGGAATAACGTTAGTACCATCTGAACTAAAGGCAGTTGTTAGAACCTCTGAGATTTTTACAGGAATACGACCACCGCCTAAATATTCGGGACGTTGTAAACGCGAATCCTGTGGCTTAACGGCAAAATGTGCCTGAATAGATTCCGTATAACGAGAACCACCAACGGCGTTGCGTTCATACCATACTTGCAACGCATAAGCTGACCTGAAGTCATTAATAGATACGTTGGAGGAAGTGAGTAATACCTCGTCAATGTTATGAATACCTACTGTCCCGTCTGTTACGCCTTCACGGATCGTACGAGTATCAATAGCAGGGGAGTTACCAAACTCTAACGGAGTACCTAGTACACCACCGGCGTCAACGGTAGCACCAACCGCTAATGCAGTGTCAAGATAAGTAACTGAGCCACTACCTTCAAGTGGCATAAGTACTTCTACGCCACGTTGAGTAAAAGGTAACGCACTTGTGAAATAGTCCTTACGATAATCCCGTATGCGAATATCACCAATACCATTAAGGTCATATCCCTGACCAGACGCAACGGGAAACTCAATCGGGAACGTATCCGCTACATAATTACGATCACGATAATACTCTTTCCAGGTAAGCTGGTAAGCAAGATGTGGCATAACATCCAAAATGATGCCGTCATAATCCGCAGCTACATCACCAATAACCGGTAGTACAGGAACTCCGAGATAATCTGACAAAGAGCTTTTAGCAAGAAGCTCCGGAGTAACTGCAAGAACGGGACCGATATCACAACCAGGTGGAATGGGAGCATCAATAGGATCAATACCAACACCAAGACGACCACCTGTAATAAACTCCTCCCAATCTTCCCAGAGAAGACGATTTGGAACAAAGAAGTAATGGACGTACAACTCAATTTGATCATAGATAGGCGCTTGCATTGGCGCAAGACGCAAGAGAATTTCTGAAGAACCACGGAAGTTATCCCCGGGTATTGCCTCTACACATAGCACCGGCGTTAAACGACCCATGCGAGTACTGAGACGTTTGTCATGTGTGAGATCGAACATAGATGTTTTCGGCTTCTGTAATTGTACAGATGTAAAGCCTGCAAATTGTCCCATGAATTAAATAGTTAAATTTTTACGATTTTTATCACGAATACGTTTTTCAGCAATCCGTCTTTGTTCCAGGTAATATTCATAAGGATCTTTTTGGCGTTTATAACTCAATAACCTTTTACGAAGATCAGCCAAACCTTTTTTAGCCTCACGAACAGCAATACGAACACGATCGATTTTACTAAATATCTTCTCCTTATAATAGCGAGGCAAATGTCTAACGGCACCGTCCAACATTACATAATTTTTACGGCCTGACCTGTGCCAATCTATCATAGCTTGAGATAAATAATTTGCACCAATACCTGGTTTCCTAGACATTGTAGAGAACGGAGGTACACGACCATTACGCATACCCACTCTCTTAG